GCTACTCAATGACCTGCTGGTGAAGTGGCACACCTACTGCGCCCACTACCAGTACGGCAAGGGCTACCCATCCAGCGATGTGACATGCCGCCAATCGCGCACGTCAAAGCAGTATGACTATGACAACGGCGCAATGGATGCGCATGTGGACAACGCCATCATGGAAGCCTTCGATGCTGCGATGGACAAGGTGGAGCAGCCATGGCGCACCGCCCTGAGCGTGCAAGCGCGTAACCTGCACACCGGGTCGAATGTATGGAGTAGCCCGCGCTTGCCATCGTCGGTGCAGGAACGTGTGGTGGTGTTGATGGAAGCGAGAAACAAAATTATGAAAGTTCTTGCGCGCGATGGAATTTTGAGTTAGATTACTCGCAGCGGGATAGGTGCCTCTGCAATTTCCCGCTCAGATTCAAGCCGCCGATAGAAATATCGAAGCGGCTTTTTTATTGCCGAGTTAAAATAGACGAGCCCACAGAGTGCTATCAACACTGTGCGGGCTCTAACCAAACAACCTGTACTAGAGGTCATCATGGCTGAATCCATTCTAACCGCCGAGTCTTTGCGTGAGTTGCTGAACTACGATCCAGACAATGGAACTTTCACATATAGAAAGTCTGGTCGTCGGATGCCTGCCGGTAGCGTAGCCGGGTACACCAATTCAAGAGGCTACGTCAGAATTTGCATAGACGGCAAGAGGCATCAAGCGCACCGCTTGGCATGGCTTTACATGACGGGCAAGCCGACAGCCTTACTGATTGACCATATAGACGGCGATACAAGTAATAACGTTTGGTCGAATTTACGGGAAGCTACGGTAATTGAGAATGGGCGCAACAGAGCCGCCAAGGCCGGCAACCCAAGCGGTATGGCTGGCGTTACGTGGTGTCATACACACAAGAAGTGGCGAGTCATAGTCAGCCTTGGTTATTTTGATAGCCTGGAGGCGGCGAGAGCAACAAGACACGCTGCCAACAAGACGCTATTCGGCGACTTTTACAGGATCGTATAAATTCACGCCGCCAATATCAGGCGGCTTTTTTGCGTTTCGTGGGCCGCTACACACACCATGCAAGGCTTTGTCCTACTGGTAGCGCGCCCACACCCATCACCCCCGCCTCATCGTAGAAACTGGCTGCGAGCGCACCGGGAAAAGTGCGCTGTACCTCCTGCCTGTGCGCACAGGTCACCAGCGAAGGCAGCGACGGCACACGCCAGCGCGAAAGCGTAGCCCGATGGCGTCCTAATCACATCACATCGACCTGACGCATTCAGGGCGCTCGAAAGGGCACAACATGGCAACAGCACAGAAAAGCAACACAAAAGCAAAGCCGCGTGGCAGGCCGATTGCGAAAGGGCAGGTGCTCAATCCCGGAGGACGACCGAAGAAAACGGCGCAGGAACTGGACTTGATCGCCGCTTGCAAAGCAAAGACACCCGAGGCGCTGGGCGTGATTGCCGACCTGATGGTCAACGGCGAGCGCGAACAAACCCGGCTGACAGCGGCCCTGAGCATCATTGAGCGCGCCTATGGCAAGCCGACTCAGCCGCAAGATGTGGCGTTGCATGGCGAACTCATCACGCGCATTGAGCGGGTGATTGTTGACCCTCGGCGGTGAGCACGCTGCAGATTCAGACGCCCCGCGTCTATGTGCCGCTGCTGGCTGAAGCTCGCTACAAAGGCGCTTACGGTGGGCGCGGTTCTGGCAAGTCGCACAACTTCGCGGAAATGCTGATCGAGGAGTGCATACGCGAAAAGACCGACGCGGTCTGCCTGCGCGAGATTCAGAAAAGCCTGAAATTCTCGGTGAAGAAGCTGCTGGAAAACAAGATAGCCAGCATGAATGCCGGTGCGTACTTTGAAGTGCAGAACGAGCAGATCAAAAGCGTCAATGGTGGCGTCATCATCTTCCAGGGGATGCAGGACCACACCAGCGAATCCATCAAGTCACTGGAAGGCTTCAAGATTGCGTGGTTCGAAGAGGCGCAGACCGCCAGCCAGCGCAGCCTTGATTTGCTGCGACCGACGATCCGCTCGCCAGGGTCTCAGTTGTGGTTTAGCTGGAACCCTCGCTTCGCCACGGACCCGGTGGATCAGCTACTGCGAGGGCCGACCCCGCCGCCCAATGCCATTGTGGTGGAGGCGAACTACTCCGACAACCCGTGGCTACCAGCGGAACTGCTGGAGGAAATGGAATATGACAAGCGGCGCGACCCTGACAAGTACGCGCATATCTGGCTGGGCAAGTACCAAAGCAACACCAGCAGCCGGGTGTTCAAGAACTGGACGATTGAAGAGTTTGAGGTCGATCCGAATGCCGTGATTCGCCAGGGTGCGGACTGGGGATTCAGCGTTGACCCGACTGTTCTGGTTCAGGCCTACATCGTTGGCAGGAGGCTTTACATACCGCATGAAGCGTACCGCGTGGGCTGCGAGATTGTGGACACGCCCGCCCTGTTCATGAGCCTGCCCGATGCCGAGAAGTGGCCAATGGTGGCTGATTCGGCCAGGCCGGAAACCATCAGCCACTTGCGCAAGAACGGCTTCCCGAAGATCACCGCCGCCATCAAGGGGCCGAAATCGGTGGAAGAGGGGATTGGCTTCCTGCAGGGCTTTGACATCGTGGTGCATCCGCGTTGCACCCACACCATTGATGAGCTGACGCTGTACAGCTACAAGACCGATCCGCTGGATGAATCAAAGGTTCTGCCGGTGCTGGCAGACAAGGACAACCACGTCATGGACGCGCTGAGATACGCAATGGAAGGCGCTCGCCGCGCTGCGAATGTGCGCGAGCGCAAACCACTGAAAACCATACCCGACAGCGCAAGCTGGATGAGCTAATGACACAAGACGAAATCCTCAGCACTGCCAAGGAGCGCTTCGAGCGCTCGCTAGAACGCAGTGCGCACAACCGCGAGAAGATGCGCGAGGATGTTCGTTTTGCTGCGGCAACACCAGACGACCCGTGGCACTGGAGCAAGGACGACCAGACGGCGCGCAAAGGCCGCCCCATGCTGACCATCAACAAGATGCCGCAGCATATCCGCCAGGTCACCAACGATATACGGCAGAACCGCCCATCGATCCGTTTCCGGCCTGCCGACGACAAGGCCGACCCGGAAGTCGCTGAGATCCTCATGGGTCTTGTTCGTCACATTGAAGCCAACAGCGATGCGGATATCGCATACGACACCGCATCAGAGCATCAGGTGGTGCATGGTCTGGGTTATATCCGCGTGCTGTCCGACTACATCAGCGAAACCTCGTTCGATCAGGACATCTTCATTGGCCGCGTGAAAGACCCGTTCAAGGTCTATGACGACCCTGACGCACAAGACCCGGCTGGCGCGGATCGCAAGTGGCTGTTCATCGAGGAAACGCTTAAAGAAGCCGACTTCAAAGCGCAGTACCCCGATGCCGAGCCGATTGACTGGAGCCACGTCAGTGATGCGGGCTGGTTCAGCGGCGACAAAGACGTGCGCGTCGTCGAATATTTTGAGGTAGTAGAAAAGTCTGCCACGCTGCTGCTGTGGGCAAATGGGGCGACCAGCTACAAGGGCGACACAATGCCCGATGGTGTTTTCATGGGCGAACAGCCCATCAAGACGCGCAAGGCCACGAAGTGTTCGGTGATCTGGCGCAAGCTCAACGGTCAACAGGTGCTGGAGGAAAAGGAATTCCCGAGCAAGTTCATTCCATTCGCCCGCGTGGTTGGCAACGAATGGGAGGTGGACGGCAAGAGCTACATGTTCGGCCTGGTGCGCAACGCCAAGGACTCGCAGCGCATGTACAACGTGGCGCAATCGGCCATTGTGGAGCGTGTATTGCAGGCTCCCAAGGCGCCATGGGCAGCGCCTGCCGAGGCGGTTGAGGGTTACGAGAAGATTTGGCAGACGGCCAACACCGACAACCATAGTTATCTTCCATACAACCATGTGGACGAAGGCGGAAACCCCATACCGCCGCCTCAGCGCACCAGTCCTACGATGGTTGAGGCTGGCTTGAATCAGATTGCCATGGGTGCGGCGGACGATATCAAGAGCGAAACCGGCCAATACGATGCATCGCTGGGCCAGAAGTCGAACGAAACCAGTGGCCGCGCCATCATGGCCCGCCAGCGCGAGGGCGACACCGCGACCTATCACTATGTGGACAACCTGGCTCGTGCCGTGCGC